TACGAAGAAAAGGAGTTTATCATGGCACTTACAAGAAAGTTTTTGACCGCACTCGGTATTGAAGCCGAAAAAATCGACCAAATTATCGAGAACCACAGCGAAACAGTTGACGCACTCAAAGACGAGATTAAGGGGCTGAAAGAGAAAGCCGCCAACGCTGATGAAATCCAAAAGGAACTGGACGAAGCGAAGAAGTCGTTAGAGGGCAAAGACGGGTACGAGGATAAGTACAAGGCATTGAAGGCTGAGTACGACCAGTACAAAGCAGATGTAACAGCAAAGGCAGAATCGGAAACCAAGTCGAGGTTGTATCGTGACCTTTTGAAAAAGGCAGGCGTGAGCGACAAACGACTTGATGCGATTTTGAAGGTAACAGCACTTGCAGACTTGAAGTTGTCGAAGGACGGAGCAACCCTTGAAGATTCCGACAAGTTGACCGAAGGAATCAAGAAGGAGTGGGCTGACTTTATCGGCAAGCAGGAACAGAAAGGGGCTGATACCGCAACACCGCCCGAAGGTGGAACACCTGCACCGCAAAAGAGTAGAGCGGCAGAACTTTACAAACAGCATTATGCGGCTCTTTATGGAGAGCAGAAAGGAAACGAGAAATGAGTTTCATTCAGTTAAACGAAACTGCGGGCAGACCTTATGAAGCAGGGTACTTCCTTGCCGAGCCCGAAAGATGCCTGCGTCTTACGAAACAGGCTTTCGCTGAGGACGCAGTAACCGCTTCTGACGGAAGCAAGTATATCCCGATGGGAACGCTTTACACCGAAACCCACACGGAGACGGTAGAAGGCGTAGAAACGGAAGTAACCGATTACATCGGCTTCGTTTATGAGGACGTTGACGTTTCTACTGGCGATATGCCTTGTTCCGTTGTTGTAAAGGGAGTTGTCTATGAGGACAGACTTCCTGCTGAACTTACGGAAGCATCCAAGACCGCCCTCGTTGCAAAGGGCTTTGTATTTATCACTGAGGGAGGTGAGGAGTAATGCCTAAGTGGGAAAATAACATTCTCGGCTTCGTACCGAAAACCGATTGGTTGGATATTCCGTTCAACCCTACCCGTCCGTCCGACCCTGTTGACGCACTGTTGGGCGATGAAAAGACTGATAACCTTGTAGCCAAGTGGGAATCCATTGCGGCTCAGTATCAGATTCCTGTAATGGCTCAGTTCCATTCCTTCGATGTTGAATCTCAGAAAACGGTACGTACTCCTGTGAACACCCATAACATCGAAAAGGGTCTGATTAAGGTTAAGCTGAATCAGTCCGAGAGAATGAGAGCACTGCTTCGTGCAGGCGTTCAGAACGACAAGCTGTACGACTACGTAATCAACGATGGTGTAAATCTTGCCGAGCAGGTTCTGACCCGTACGAAGGTTGCCAAGAACGAACTTATGGCTACTGGTAAGGTAACCATTAAGGAGAACGGGCTTGACCTTACCGTTGACTACGGCGTACCTGCCGCACAGACCGCATACACGCTCGACCTGTCCGACAACGCAGACGTAATCGGTCAGATTCAGGACATCATTGACGATGCCAGTGCAAAGGGCGTTGTCATTACTGGTATTATGACGAGCCGTAAGAACATTTCCAAGATGCGTAAGAACGCAGGCTTGCAGGTTGCCATTAACGGAAACGTTGGTGCAGGCAGTTATGTACGTGCAACCGCACTTGAAGCATTCCTGTCCGAGGAGTTCGGAATCAATCAGATTGTTATTAACGATTTGACGTATGCTTCCGAGCGTAAGTTGGAGAGCGGAATCGTCACTCAGACCACCGAGCGTTACTTCCCCGAAGATGTTGTTACGTTCTTCGCAAACGCAAACGGCGGCAAACTCGGCACTGGTCTTTGGGGCGATGCTCCCGAAGTTGACCTTGCGAACCTCATGAACGTGAATGGTTCTTCCGTTTCTCCGTACATTGCAATCAGCCAGTACTGTGAGAACGACCCTGCTGTTCTTTGGACTAAGGCATCGGCTCTGTTCATGCCTGTACTTTACAGCCCGAACAGCCTGTTCATCGCAACCGTACAGGAAGGTGATGGGGCTTGAAATACGTAGTTGTTAAGACATTTACGGATTTACAGGACAACAAGTACCGATACAACGTGGGCGATGATTTCCCTCGTGAAGGTGCTGAGGTCAGTCAAGCGAGATACGCAGAATTGAGTGGTACGTCAAACAAGCGTGGCGTACCGCTCATTAAGGCGGTTCGTGAGAGAAAGACCAAGAAGAAATGAGGTAAGGAAGTATGTTGACGGAAGTTTGCAGATTGCTCCGTAATTGGTTTGAACGTGACAAGATATTCGGAACGTTTGCAGTTGTTGGCGGAGTTCTGACGGGAACGGAAGTCAACCTACAACCGAACCAATACTACCGCATTATTGGTAGCGTATTCAATGACGGAGTTCATCAGCAAGGTGAAACACTTACGGACGAAGAATCGTTCACTGGAGCAGTTTGGTTACTTGCTATCCCTAAAGAAGTTGTCGACCTTGCGAGTGAAATAAGTTCATGGATAGCCGCAAACGGGAGTGCGTTGAACAGCCCGTATCAGAGCGAGAGTTTCGGCGGTTACTCGTACTCCCTTAAAAGCGGCGGAGCGAGTGGTGGCACAGTGACATGGCAGTCGCAGTTCGCATCACGTCTTAATGCTTGGAGAAAAGTATGAGCCTTTTGGATTCTGCATTTGAAAAGTTTACCGTTGTCGACAAGACCACCGCACCCGATGGGTATGGTGGAATTGTTGTAGTTTGGAAGGACGGAGCAGAAATCGAAGCGGCATCCGTACTGAATCAATCAACAGGTTCGACCATTGCACAGGCACTGACGGAGAAATCGTCATACACGATTACGACCCGAAAGAACGTGACGCTAATGTACCACGATGTTATCCGAAGGGAACGTGACGGAAAGATTTTTCGTATCACTTCTGACGGAGAGGACAACGCAACGCCGCCGAGTGCAAATCTGAATATGCGAAACGTTACTGCGGAAGAATGGAG